GTGACTGGTTCTATGGCTAAGGATCATTACGGTGAGAAGAAGCCGGAGTATGTTACTATGTCACGTCGTCCTGGTATTGGTAGCGAATGGATTAAAAAGTTTAAGTCTGAGACGTATCGAGACGATACAATTATTGTACGTGGAGTTCCTACTAAACCGCCGAGATTTTACGATGAGTATTTAGATGTTGACTTTGGCAAACGTGTGGATGTAAAATTTCGGCATGGTTTGGAAGTTAAGTGTGAAAAGAGCTCTGTGGAAATGTGTAAAGTTAAGGGTAAGCGAATGCGGAAAGCTCTTCGGCGTGTCGCCGATCAGACTCCTGACCGATTGTCGGACAGGGAAAAAGTAGCCCGGGCTCGGGCGAATTTGAAAGGACGGTTATTATGAAGATGATGGTATGTGCAGTGCGAGATGTTAAAGCGGATGCGTTTCACAATTTGATTTTATTTCCCACTCAGCAAATGGCTGAGAGGGCGTTTTGTGAGGTGGTTCAGAGTGGTGGTACTAATTTGATTTCTAAGTACCCCCACGATCATTCTATTTATCAGCTTGCGTTTTATGACGATGCAAGCGGTCGTATTGAGCCGCTTGCGGTTCCTGTGTTGATTGCGACGGGTTCGCAATTTGTGAAAGTTGATGGTTTGTTGACGCCCGATGTTCAGTGAGGTTTTCCCCCGGGGGTGTTCCCCGGGGGAATTTTTTTTTAACGAAAGGGGGTATATATGTCTAGTGTACTTGTTGAGAGGTTGCCACGTCCTGTGTACCAGAAGGTAGCTGGGTTGAAGTGTGGCGAAGGTATGACTAAGCAGGCTCATAAAGGCGAGTGCGACATTAATCGCATTGTCGCTCGTGCTCGTAAAGCCGGCGGTCTTGATGTTGCAAGTGTTGATCAGCGTGGTGTTTATGGTGATTTTTCAAAGATTGGGTCGTTTGTTGATATGCAGAATTTGCTTGCTCGTGCGAACCAAGATTTTGCTCGTTTGCCGGCTAATACTCGTAAGCGATTTGGTAATAAAGTCGCTGAGTATGTGCAATATGTTGATGGTATTGAGGATACCGAAGTCGGTATCCGTGAAGCTGTATCTCTTGGCGTATTGCCTAAGTCGTTTTTGGATAAGAAGATTGAAGAGATTGAGAAGGCTGCGGCGGCGAAGGTTGTCGCCGAAGGTGGTAAGGCTGGCGCACAGTGATTTACTTGATGTAACTGTGCGGACTGACACCGTAGGTGTCGGTTCAGGGGGTTCGGGGGGATGCTCCCCGTTTAATAATTTTTAAAAAGGAAGGTGAGATATGCAAAGTGTAATGACTGCAAGTCAGCATTTCGCCCAAGTGCCGAGGGCGGAAATTGAACGTTCTGCGTTTAATCGTGATCGTGGTTGGAAAGGCACGTTTGATGCTGGTTATTTGGTTCCCTTTTTTGTCGATGAGGTTTTGCCGGGCGATACGTATAAGGTAAATGCGAATTTATTGATTCGTTTCATGTCTGCGTTGTCTGTTCCGGTCATGGATAATTTATTTCTTGAGACGTTTTTCTTTTTTGTGCCTAACCGTTTGGTGTGGTCGAACTGGAAAGCGTTTATGGGCGAGAAGCAGACGGATGATACAACTGAGTATGTTATCCCGACGGTTTCTGCTCCTGCTTCGACTGGTTTTGTTGTTGGTTCCCTGTGGGATTGTTTTGGTTTGCCTACTGGCATACAAAATCTTGAAGTTAGTGCGTTGTTCTCACGTGGTTATAATTTGATTGTGCGTGAGTGGTTTATCGATCAAAATTTGATGGGTCAATCTTCCACTGGTTATCCTGTCGTTGATGTTGATAATGGTCCAGATACTGTGACTGATTATGTGTTGCGTCGTCGGTGTAAGCGCCCTGATTATTTTACCTCGTGTTTGCCATGGGCTCAGAAAAGTGAAGCTGTTTCTTTGCCGTTAGGTACCACGGCTCCTGTGATTGGCAATAATGTTGACTGTTATGCGTTTAATGCCGGTGCTTCTGCGGATTCCGCAAACCGTGAGGTCCGGACCGCTACTGGTAATGCTTACGTTAACCTTAATGCGTCGGCTGCTGCGGCGGCTATGATTCGTTGGGGCAAGTATAGCGACAGGTCGTATACTGGTCTTGAAGTTGATTTGTCTGATGCTACGGCCGCAACTATTAACTCTTTGCGTGAAGCGTTTCAGCTTCAAAAGTTGCTTGAGCGTGATGCTCGAGGTGGTACTCGTTATGCCGAAGTGATTATGTCTCATTTTGGTGTTACTGATCCCCAACATGCTGTTTTGCAGCGTCCTGTGTACCTTGGTGGTGGTTCTCAGCCGTTGAGTATGCATATGGTTCCGCAAACTTCCGCTACTGGTGCTACTGGTACCCCGCAGGCGAATTTGTCGGCGTATGGAATTGGCGCATCAACGAGTAATGGTTTTACACAGTCGTTTACCGAACATGGTATGATTATTGGGTTACTTAATGTTCGTGCGGATTTGACCTATCAACAGGGCCTTAATCGGATGTGGTCAAGGTCTACAAAATACGATTTTTATTGGCCTGCGTTGGCGCATCTTGGTGAACAATCTGTTTTGAATAAGGAAATTTACGCTCAAGACCCGACGGTCGATACTGGGTCTACTGGTACTCCAGATAATGAGCGTGTGTTTGGTTACCAAGAGCGTTATGCTGAGTATCGGTATGGTGTGTCGCAAATTACAGGTGAGTTACGGAGCACTTTTACAACTCCGTTGGATGTGTGGCATTTGGCTCAGGAATTTTCGGCGCTGCCTACTCTCGGGCGGACGTTTATTGAGGATACTCCTCCGATTGACAGGATTTCTGCGGTGACAACTGCACCGCATTTTGTTGCCGATACTTTTACTCAATGTCATTGTGTTCGGCCTATGCCTGTTTATAGTTTTCCAGGTTTAATCGATCATTTCTAAGTTTTCGCCGTGGGTGACGAAAACATGTGCCCCCGGTACACTTCGGTGTGCCGTGGGGTTTTACAGAAAGGAGTTTTATGTGGCGGCTGATATTAGTAGTCGGTTTTTTTGTTCTCACGATGTTCGCCGGCTGTGCGAGCGTCGACCGTGTTGTTCGGGACGTGCAGTCAGCTCAGGCGGATTCTGTTTTGGTTTCTCAAGCGCAAGAGACGTCGACGAAGGTCGGCGACTTGGCGGGGTTGGCGGCTCAACTGTCCGGCTTGCCAACTCCTGCCTCGATAATGGTTGATAAAGTTTCTACTACTGTGTCGTGTTTTTTGTTTCTTTGGTACGGTGGTTATAAGAAACGGAAAGGAGGTGCGTGATGGGTTGGTTGAAGGACATTATTTCCAATCCCATCGATTTTGTTTCGTCTGCGTTTCAAGCTGCCGATGTGTATGGTGCTTACTCTACTAATGCGGCGAATAAGGATATTGCTCAACGGCAGATGGATTTTCAGGAGCGTATGAGTTCTACTGCTCACCAACGTGAGGTTGCGGACCTGAAAGCTGCCGGGTTGAATCCTGTTTTGTCGGCGAATAGTGGTGCTTCTACTCCTTCCGGTGCTTCTGCTACGATGATTAATCCGTTGCAGAATAGTGCTGAGAAGTTTACTTCTGCTCGTGCCTCTTCTGCTCAAAGGTCTTTAACTCGGGCACAGGTGGCTAAGACTAACGCTGATACTATTTTGTCGGCTGCGCAAGCTGCCGAGGCGTTGAATAAGAGCAAGGTTGCCGGTTCTCGTATGGGTAAGTTTCTTGCATATTTTGACAGACTTGTTACTTCTGCTCGTGGTGTTTCTGCTGTGGCGACTGATTTTAAGCCTGGTGTTAATGTGAATAAGACGTATGTTCGGAATTTTCCTGTTTCGGATTAATTAGTGTCCCCCAAAGGGGACACTCACGCCCTACAGGGCGTAACTATAGAAAGGAGAGGTTATGAAAAAGCGTAGTCGTGTAAATGCTCGCAAAGATCGCAAGTTTTTTTCAAAGACTGCGGATCGTGTTCCGGTTCGGAATTTTCGTTCTGGTTCGCCACTTCGTGGCGGAATTCGGATGTAAGCATGGCTTGTTACCATCCGTTGAGGGCTTATAGACGTCGGGGTGGGGGTGTTTCATTTGCCCCTGGTCCCGACGTTTTTGTTGATCGCGAGGTTATGTTGCCTTGTGGTCAATGTATTGGTTGTCGTTTAGAGCGTTCTCGTCAATGGGCTGTGCGGTGTATGCACGAGGCTTCTTTGTATGACGAGAATTGTTTTATTACGTTGACCTATGATGATGACCATATTCCGAAGGATAGGTCATTGTGTGTTAAACATTTTCAAGATTTCATGAAGCGTTTGCGTAAGCGTGTTGGGAAGGTACGTTTTTTCCATTGCGGTGAGTATGGCGATATTGATTTTCGGCCGCATTATCATGCGTGTTTATTTGGTTTTCAGTTTACGGATTTGGAATCTGTTAGTACTCGTGATGGGTCGAAAAAGTTTTCGCCGTTGTTGATGGATTTGTGGCCGTATGGTTTTAATGTTGTTGGCGATGTCACTTTTGAATCTGCTGCGTATGTTGCACGCTA